ATTTCGCTTGATAAGAGATGTGTACCAAGCAAACAACGAATATAAGGTTTTCCATTCATCTCTCCTTTTTTTAATATTTGACATACTTTATCATCATCAGACACAACCCAATCACCTTCTTTACCTTCTTTCCAATATATAGGTTCTTTTTTGTGATATAGCTTGTATTCTGTAATACTATCATATAAGTAGTGTTCTACTTTATTTATAGTTTTTTTATACACTATAAAGGCACAACCGTTGGTGGACAATAAGCTTCTATACGTTTGTGCATACGTTCAAGTATCTTTACGTCTTCCTCATTATGCTTATATATCTCTTTTAATGCCTTTTCGTTTCCATACATACCATCACGCCATAGTCGTGGTTCTACAGGAGTTTTGCCTTTTATACCTAAAAACTCACAAGCAGTACCTAACTTATTGTTATGTAGCTGTAATTTACTTCTTACCATATAATATAGGTCTTTATGACTAACTTCTCGATATACAGGAAAACGTATGTTATGCTCTAAACAACGAGTTCTTATAAAAGGAATGTCAAACTTGCTACCATAATAAGTAAATAGTAAGTCATAGTTGTTCATTTCATCTATAAGTGTCTCAACAACCTTAGCATCGTATGTTCCATTAAACACATCTTCTTTAGTTATCATAGTACCTACAACTTCATTTTTATCTCTTGGTTTAATACACCAAGATAACATAATGCCTATACTAGCTTTTAAGTTAGATGCTTCTATATCAAGATATCCTAAACGCAACTCTCTACCTGTTTTATAGCGTTTTGGCTTTCTTAGACCCATATTTTCTATTTTACGAGAAACTGCTTTATAAGTACGTTTATAACCACTATTATTTATTTCATTAAATAACGCATAACACGACTTATTAGTTCTTTCGTATTCTGATATTATTTTTATTTCATCTTCAGTCCATCTCATTGTCTACCTCTTCCTGTTCAGCTAATGGTGTAAGTAAAGAATCATCTATTTCATACTCTTCCCATTCGCCAGTTTTTGGATTTAATCTCTCTGCAACTATCATCATAAGTTACTCCTGTTCTACCATATCAAGTGTAAGAGCATATCCTGCGATATCTACTCTATTATCTTTTTTAGGCTTATTTTCTTCTCTACACAGTTTTATTACTATCATAAATTTTGCTACATCAGAAGCTGTAAACTCAATTCCTTTTAAATCAGACCAAACTTTAGCAATTTTATTAAAATGTAATGACGGATGTCCGTAATCTTCTTGTCTTTTTGTAGTAACAATGCGATGTGCTTGTTCTAATACGTTTTCATCTATATTTACTTCAGTAAAATTAAACTTCATATCATACGATTCCATCTATCTAGGTCATTTACATTGTAAAATACAGGAACATTGTAAGTAGTAGCTAACCAATGCTCTGCTTCAGCACCTTCAGAGTCTTTCCAGTTGTTTAACATTAGCACGGCATCGCATTTTTTCACAATTGACAAGTAACCTTCTAAAAATTCCTCTGTTTCAATCATATTATCCCAATTTTTTGTGTTTAAATGTGGACAAATTGCCGCCATTCCACGTTTCCACACTTGTTGGGCCGTTTTTTCAGCAAATTTTATGTTATTCTTCTTTGTTTTCTTGTCTGGGGCTGTATATTTGCCAGCTATGTAAATTACCTTCATCGTTTAAGCTCTCCTCATCTTCAAAATTGTCATAATCTTGAATATTTTTGTAATACTCTACTAATTTCTTACCATCGTTTCGTGTGAATTCTTCAAACAAATCTCTCATATCAAACCTGGAACTACAATATTCTTATAATACGAACATTTTGTAGGATTGCATTCTTTTCCTGCGTGTTTTTTATCTACCCAATAGACTAATCCTTTATTTTCTTTACGTTGAAAGAAGAATCCAGAGCAAATGCCACTTTCATTACCTTTACCATAGTTGGCACAATGTTGTTTAGCTATTTGTTTTTCATTCATATGTCAAAACTTACAACGGTAGCAAACTAAAGGCAAGTTTTTTAAGTAAATTTTATTTTTTACGCCTTGAACTTGTTTTTTATTGTTATATGTATTATCTTTAAGTGGGAACGAAACAAACCTATTTATAATTTATATTTATAATTTATATTTATATTTATTATTTAGTTTGAATAAATTTAAATTTAAATGGCAAAATTCCAAAATTTTCAAAAAATATTTTTAAAAACGAAAAAAAACGATTCGGCACATAGAATTCGAAATTACAAAGCATAACTCATAATTTGAGATTTTTGTGTATCCTTCTCTCTTATCGTCGCTACACTCCTCATGAGTTTTCGAACGGTGAGTCGAAATACCGACTAAACATTATGTCATTTACGAATTACCTTGCATTTGTCAAATTTATTTTGTATGAAAAAATGCACGTTTTGAGCGATGAAAAAAAAATAAAAAAAAGTTAGGTATTTCAAAAAAGTCGTCGTAAAATAAGCGTATAATGAGAAACAAAAAACAAAGTAATTCAAAATTGACTAATTGCATCGAATCAAGGATAAAATATCTTTGCAATTTCATAAGAAATTGTCATTTGATATCTACGTCTGAATTAATAATGATTCAAACTATAAGTCTAAGAAATTCCAGAGTTGGGATTTATGTCAATGAGAATAAAATGTCTAGTAGTTCAAGGATTATCTTTTAAGACATATTATATAATACATATTACGTTCCATTTCGTATAAATGACAAAATTATTATAGACGTTATTTAGACGTCTTATTTATTTTTATTTATAATTTCTAAAAGCTTTGATTGACAATTAAGTCAGTCAATTAACAAGGAAACAACAAAATGACTATAAAAAAAGACAATAAAAAACAACTAACAATAAACGAAACACTAGAAGCAATGACAAAACTTTTAGACAATATATCGATTGAACCTCAAGAGGTAACACTTGATATAGATGAATTACCAGAAGGTAATGAAAGTCTAAAAAAGAAATGTCAAAATCAAATGAAAGACATGTTTCTTGCTGACAACAATGAACAACTGATAGCAAACTCAGTTGAAGAATTGTCACTAGCTTGTTTCAATGACTTCAAAAACAAGTTCGCTAAAGTGTTCGGGAATATTGTAACCGCTAAATTTTCAAGAGATGGGAAACCTTTTTCCATTCCAGAGAAACAAGGCGGAAAGCAAAAAGACGTTGAAAGTACTACAATTGTTTCAAGGATTGTTTGTACCTTTGAAAATAAAACAACTCAATCTATGGATGTTTTATTCGGTAAGTTGTTAAAACAAGCAATCACTAAAGAACAAAAAGAACTTGTAAACAATCTTACAAAGTCCTTTCAATCATAAAACTAAATAAAAAGCCTAGGTTTTTAGTCCTAGGCAAAGATTTAATAGAAAATTAAATAAAAATAATAAGACAAATAAAAAACGTCTTGAGTAAATTTTAATGAAATAAAAGGAGGCTAAATAAAATGGTAGATACTATTATATTAGGTTTAATAATGGTTATTACTATTTTAACCTGGAATATAACAATTTGGTTATATTTATGGTTAAGATATAAACATAAATCAAGGAGGTAGTTTTGCAGATAAAATATGCAACCGCCGTCAAATGTCCTAAATGTATAGACATAATAGAAACGTGTACGAATATGTGCCTACATAGTGCGCCAGATGAGATAGAACCAGAGTTTAAGATAGAAATTCACTTTGACAAAATGACTCTGACCTCTAAAGATTCTGGCAAACTATCAATAG